TTAGGTAGTAATAAGGTTTTACCATTTATAGTTCGAAAGAAAACCTTATTACCCTGTTCTTGAATATCTTCGCCATGCAATACATTGTAGGCACCATTACCAGAATCAAGTTTAGCTGGTACTTTACCAATACCATCAATATCAAAGAACTCAATGAGACCTAAGACAGACTTTTCCTCAATGTACTGCAAAAATGTTTTCATGATCAACTGATCTATTTACTATCGGGTCACTCACCATCTTCCATGGCATCCTCATAACCTGTGTTATGCATTGAATGTCCATTCACGTCATAGTCGAGTTTGTGGAATACTGAACCGAGATAGTCTGCTGCTTTAGTAATTTTAGATGCAGTCCAGCCCTCTAATGCCGGCATACCTTGAAGCAATTGCGATAAACCATTAGCATATTTACCAATCTTAAAAAGTTCAGCCATAGCCATATTTACTTCTGAATCATCCGGATGATTTTCTTCAGCTGGTTCTGGTACATCAACAACAGCAACCATTGGTACATTTTCATCTTCGTAATCCTCATCAGCATTAAGCTCGCTTTCAACGCGTTGAGCGTCTGTTTCTGGAGCTGCTGCAGCAATTTGTTCGTTATCCTCTGATCGTTTAAACATAGAGGCATAAGACTCTGCAATCAAAGAAGCATCATTAAGCTTAGACTTCATGTATATATTTATGCTGACAAGATAGCTTTTATAGCATCTTTATCAGTTTCAGATACCTCTTCTGGAACAAAATAAGCAATTGCTTCGTCTAAGTTATTAGCAATTAACTCTCTCGTTTTGGTACCTGAAATACCTTCTGCTTGTAATGGAATCTTTGTAACACTTACAAGAGGGTATTTATCAGCATTCTTTTCAAAGTATGAATAACGTTTTACATCTTCATCTTTATCTCCTGCCCCAACAATAATTTCAACATCTTTATTTTCATCTGCATAATCATAAACTGATTTTACAGGTGAGATAGGAGCTAACATAACTTCAACAGGTTTATTAGCATATTTTGAGTAAATATCCCAAATTGCTTTTGATTGTTCAGCTGTAATACCGTCTCGATCTTTATTACCAATAACGACGATACCTTTATCAGCATCTTCTAGAAGATATAAAAACGCAGCAAAATGCCCTTTTGTAGGAGGCTTATAACCACCAGGCATGAGAGCTATTCTCTCTTTGTCTCTTAAGTGCTCTCCGTCTTCGTAGTATTCTCTAAATGTAATCATTTGGTAATAGGGGTAGATGTTTGACCTCCACTAAAATTAGCCCGACTAAATTCTAATCGATCGACAAGCTTAACTGCATCCCCTTCTTTACTTACTGCAACATATCCTTCTGGATTAGAAGCAGAGAGAGTACCATCACCATTATCCAAAAAGTGCTTTGTATTGTAAACAGCATTATTATATTTGTTAACAAATATTTGCTTAGCTTGAGATAAAAGCTTACTTACTTTAAACAGATTAACAATATCTGCTTCACGTGATTTAATATCAGCAAGTTTCTTTTTAAATGCTTCAGTAATTCGTTCTTTACCAGTTTTAGACTTACGCTTGGCAATTTCCTTTTCCATACGACCCTTCATCCAGTTCATAAATCCTTTATATGAACCTTCTGCATCTTCTAAAAATTTACCCTCACGAATTTCGGAATTAGCATAAATGTTAAGTAAATCTAGCGGAAGATCTTTATATTTAACTTTGATACCGTCAGCTGTCTTTGCTAAATCCCTAACTTGTTTGGCTTCATCCTTTGTAAGAGTGACTGTGCCAGTGGCATCAGTAAACACTGCGTCGTCAACCCATACACCAGGAACCTTCTTAAGACCTTTAACGTTAATGCCATACTTAGGAGGTGAGTTTAAATCATCATAACCGGTATGAAAAACAATACCAAATACTGAATTAGCAATCTCTTTACCTAAATCTGAGTCAGCTTCAACAGCGTACTTGATTGTATTAGGTTTAAATGCGATATGTTTAACGCCATCCTGCATTACTGTCTCAAGCATTGATGAATCAAACATGAAATCACCTTGTAAAATACCTTTGATACCCAATTTCGGTAAGTATTTGAGGGCTTTCTTAAGTTTATCAGCAAGACCTGGTGCATGACCATGATTCATTTCAATATCTGCATCAGTATAGTTGATTTTAGGTTCATTATTAAAGATAGACTTAGTACCTACGAAGAATTTACCGGTTTCTGGGTGCTTTCCAGCGAAAATAGCAGGTGCACCATCCCATTTCACTGAAGTATTAACACTTCTCTTGGATTTACCTTGTAATTTAGAGAGAAGATTGCTAATCATGTTACGAGCCACATCATACCCCTTCTCACCCTTGGTTAAAACCAGTTCTTCCAGGTGGGTTAGGTGGGTATTCGCCTTAGCCTCGGTGAGAAGTTGTGAATTTTGGTAATATTCCTTAAATCTTTCCATTCAATTAATTATATTAGAGTTCCTTATTTGAGTGTTAGGTTATAACCACCACGACCTCCGCCGGTATTAGGAGATATCCCGATTTCATTAATATTACTTAGCATATCTTGTACTGTCCTTGCTGCATTTTCCGGGTAATCATTACTATATGGACCGAAAGTAAGCATATTAAAGTTTTCCTTATTAAAGAGAGTAAACCATGTAAACTTTTGATCGTCTTTTTCTTCATTATGATATTCATTAATTTGCATAGCTGCAGCAATTGCTTTTGCAACTTCACCCTGATTACCACTTGCACTATCTAAAGCTTTTTCAATAATAGGTTTAACGACATCAGGTTGAGATGCAAACATCAACAAACCTTTAAGCAAGGTATCTTTATCTGCTGAATCAAAAAAGCGATTCGAAAGAGCACCTTCCTTTTCATTACGCTGTTTAATCTGATCTTGAAATTCTGCTAAATATTCATTTACTGATTTACCATCTTTAGCCTTAATATTATCAAAGTATGCTTTACCTTTAGTATCTTTATAAACAGATTTAATTTTTGATTCAATATCTTGATCACTATTAATATTTGCAATAACACGTTCAGCTACACGTTGCTGTGCAACCGGTAAGTTTGAAAAGTCAAAATTTACAATACCTTCTAAAACAGCATTTGCAGTATCAGCGTTAACCGGATCTGTGAGTTGTGATGCTTGGGTAAATTTATTAAAATTGCGAATTAAACTTAAAGTCTTTCCTTTACCGGGACGCCCTGCACCTGCTTTGAGCTCAACTAACTGACCGTTTGGTAAGGCAATATCACCTTCACTTGGATTTTTACCTTCTGAGAATAAAGTTAATACAGCTTCACCTGGACCGACACCAACGGCACCTTCTTCAAATGTAATATAAGCAATTTTATCAACTGCATCTGAATTAGTTACAAATTTAAACCCTCTACTAGCTCCAAGCTTATCGATATGCTTTTTAAAATTAGTATTGCCTTCTTTTAAAGCATTTGCCAAGGTATCTAATTTATTAGCATTCTTTAACGAAGTAAGAGATTTAACTTCATCATAAAAGGAATTACGGACTCCCTTGTTATCCATTTGAATTGACTCATTATAAATGGAATTTAATCTAGCTTCTAGGGCAAATTGAGCAGCTTCTGTATCCCAACCCGCAGCTGCAGCCCATTCTTTAAGATCAGGTGATTCTTCTGATTGCTGAAGACGCATTAATTTACGTGCTTCGGTATCATCCATTTCAACAGTCTGAACATTACCATCAGCAAACTCAATACTAACTTTAGCTTCGTTAATTCTTACAACGTTATAAAGTTCCTCTAATCTATAACCCCTAACATCAACTGAATCTAACGAGATATCCTCGTTTAACACCTTAGCTGCGTATACTTTCTCTAGATCATTCATATTCCGGTATATAGCTGCTGCTTATGCTTGTGCAAGTGTATCTTTTAAATCATCTGGACCAATTTGTACTAAGCTACCAATTGTCTCAATAACCTCCTTTGGACTCTCATCTACTTTAGATTGTAAATTGACAGCTGTTTGAGCCCCGCTATCGTCAGGCTCATGTAAAAAAGCTTTAATTAAGAGGTCTGCCAAAAATTTTTCACCTTCTGCAGAAACAGACTCTGGTGCTGGTGGTTGCTCTTCGATGTCTGTTGCATCTGGAGATTCCAAATCAACCTCTTCAGTATACAGAGCTTCGTACTTTTTAAATATGTCTAAAGTTTTCATTATTAAAATTCTTTTGCAAATTGCTTAACTCTTTTAGCAACCTTGTTATACATATCTCCCACAGACTTTTCAACATTCTTTTTAGGATTACCTATACCGGTAAGTCGTCTCCTAGGGTCATTTATGCCGGTAATTTGCTCTGCTGCTTTTAAAACCTTACCTGCTTCAGCTACTTTAGCATCATCAACTTTAAGTTCCTGATCTTCAACATTAACAAACTCTTTAACTTCCAGCTTTACAATACGACCATCCGGAAGATGTATCATTATATCTTCTGATCGTTGATCAGCATCACACCTAATATCTTTTTCCATTAAACAACGCTGCACAGCTCTCTTGGCAGCAATCTTTTCATCTAAATCTAGATCTGGGGTGTTCTCTTCAATAAGATCAAGAAACTTACTCATGTTAATATTTAATGTATTAGCGATAATTTAACGTTATTATTTTTTGTAAAGTTTTTCTCTAATACCGTAAGATTTTGCTTTTTAAGAAAGGATTTGAACTTCTTCCAAGATATCTTACTTGTATCAACCGGTACGTATGGATAATATTCACAATCCCCTTTTACAAAATCTTCAAAAGATTGATCATTCACTATAAACCGTGATGGTAGAGAGTTAAATATAAGTCTAACTAACCTAAATTCAGAATTATTACCCGGTTGTTGCTGATAATAAAAACATTTTTTATGTTTTGACTCTTTACAAACAAAGAATATCTGAGTAAGAATAAAATGTATGTTAAGATTCTTTTGATCTTTAGCAGAAAGTTTAGTTAACTCATTATTAGCTACGTAATATTGATAATCGTTATACGCTACATCTAAATATGGCCGTAAATTGACATATTCAACGTCATTTATTAGGTCAAAATAGTTTTTCATTACCAGTTTACCTAATTGTATGATTGTTCCTTATGATAGCAATAATTTTGGTGGCGCTTGTGTAAATTTCACCTTACCTATACGTACATTCAGAATACCATTATAGTAATCTTCACGTAATAATGCTTCAGATTGAAACTGGTAAAATGTTTCCATATATGCGAGTTCGCTTTTATTACCACAGCTACGAATTATCTCAAATTTAAATTTATTCTTACCATACTTCTCAATATCTGCATTTAATCTATCTGATGAGCCGGTATAGGTTTTCCAATCTGATTCTCCTACAATGATTCTTTTTCGTTTCTTACCCTTCAACGGAGGTCTTTTGGTTTTCTTTTCGATTTGCTTCTTACCTATATATTTCATACCATTTGTAAGATTTGTAATAATATAAACAAACCCGAACGGTAACTCATCCCATTGCTCCTTGCAATTCCAATGACCTAAATCAAGCATTATTAATTTCGTAACAGTTGCAATGTGGGCAATCCGAACCACACTTACATTCACTTACAGGTTTACCACAGCAAGCATCTGGACACATTGGCTCTTCTGCATCTTCGTCTTTCTTTTTTCTTCTCTGTACCTTTGGCTTACGCTTTTTATATTTACCGAATAGGTTTCGAGCATCTCCAGGAGCATAAAAATCGCTAGAGTTAATGTTACTTGAAGGGGAGAAACCACCCGTACTACCAACCCCTGCATCACCTGTAGTCATCTCTTCTAGATGCTTTTTAAAATAACGAGCAAACTTACCAGTTGATTTTTCCATATAGTTATTTAATCTATGTATGTGGAATTGCTAAAAAAGTATTTTGAAGAGGTTGGTAAAGATCTCGTACTTGATGATTTCAATATTAAGGAACAGTCAATGCGCTTACCTGCGCGTAAGCACTATTGGGTAGCTCAGCTTATCAAAGCTAAGATTGAACGTAATCAAACGTTTGAAAAGAAGAAAAAACTTAAAAA